CTAATTCTGGTTTAAATACTGCAGGCATTGCATAATCAAATGAATACTTAGTATCTTTACCAGCGCCAATACGTGTGACTTTAAATAAAACTTTTCTTAAATCACCGTAATTGTTTAACTTTGCAGCAAGTTCGGTTGAAAATCCTGCAGGACGTTCCCAAACAACTGGAAGTGGAGCAGCCCATTGACCTGTACTTGCATCTTTATAAGAAACGAGCATTTGGACATAAACTTTCTTAGCAGCTTTGCCAACAACTTCATGGCCTTCAGCAGCAGCTTTACAGAATGGGCAACTATCAGAATAGGAACCGACTTCATTTAAGCAGCTAACTGGTGTGAATCCAGAACCAAGGCCTTCGAATTTTTTACCAAAAGCTGGGGCATGGACTGTAGCAAACTTGAGGCTATCAAGTGAAGAACAATCAATACGAACTAATGCTTCTGCACCTGGAGCAAGTTTGAAGAAACCGATTTTCACGGAATTTGTGGCTGGGCCTGATTGAGCCTTTGTAACCACTTTTTGATAATCATTAAAATTAAATTGACTCATTGTGTTTTACTCCTTTTATAGTATCTTTAATTTTATCTTTGTGTATTTTAACACATTATATTATACAGCTTTATTTTTCTATTTTAAGCTGTTTTAATATCAAATTTTGGCAAATTATAAGTAGAAATTAAATTTTCCCACTCATCAATTGTAAGATCATTAACATCTTTTCTGTTTTTTGGAAGGTTGACATCAATAGTTAATATCCTTCTGTTTAATTTTGATTTGACCCTGGCAGCAAACTTTCTTCCAGCATCATCATTATCAAAGCATAAATATAAAATATTAATATTTGATTTATTCAATTTTTGTATTTGCTCTTCTGTAACAGAGCCCATAGTCGCTATTGCAGGAACGCCATTTGTCCAGCAAGTTAAGCAATCAATTGGACCTTCTACAATCATACATTGTTGAATATTTTTTTGTTTAATATAATGCATACAATATAATGGCTTTTCTAAATCTTTATCTAAGTAGAATACTTTTGTATCAATATTTCTTCTTGGCATTGTGATTAAATTACCATTATTATCATAACATGGAAATATGACTTGGCGATATTTTGGATCATACTTAACATTAAACTTTTCACAAACAGCTCGACTAAGTTTTCTTTGGCCTAAATATGGGCACCAACTTTGATACCCATCTAATGGCGAATTATCTACTACTTTTTGCTTTGGCTGTTGTAATATCTTTACTTGCTTTCTTGGAATAATAATATCTTCACCAATACTTACTACCTCTTCTTTAGTAGCTGGAAAGTTAGAAGTTAACCAATTTTTAGCATAATCTTCAGAAGATCCAAAGCATCCTGCAACAAACTTTAAAAATGTGCCAGCACTATTACAAGTAAAGCAGTGATAAATGCCTTCATCTGTAATAAAGCAAGAATTATGTTGTTCATGTCCATCAGCATGGAATGGGCAAGGCACACTTATACCAGATGATGTTCGTCTAAAGTTTGATAACTTACCATTTGTTAAAGCTAATTGTAGTTTGGAAAGTACACTTTCAACATCTGTTTCTAAAATATAATCTTCAATTTTAAGCATATTAGAATACTGTTCCATCATTATCTGCTAATGGCATATTATAGCTTTCACGAATATTTTCAATATCTTCATGTGTTGATACTGAATCCTTTTCATCTGGTAAATATGTAAATATACCGTTATTCCAATCACAGATATATGTTAATTTCTTATTTCCGCCACCATCACGTGACTTAACGATATTGATAACTAATTTATCTTCATCTTTTCTATCAAGCATTAAAAGCACTGTAGCATATTGTGGGATCATATCAGACAAGCCAATTTGAGTTGTATCTTGTTCACCACTATCTGTTTTAGTTCTATTCATTTGGGAAACAGCAATAATTGGAATACCCAACTCAACTTGAAGCTTTTTAATTTCTTTAGCAATATTACCAACACGCTCAAATGATGTTCTTGCATGACTTGTATCTTCAAGTAAAGAATATTGGTCAACAAACATAATTTGAATATGCTCTCTGATAATAAATGCTCTTAAAGTATTAACAGTTACAGGACCAGATACATCAGTTGGTGTAATAACTTTAATTGGCCCAAGATTACGACCTGCCAAACCTTTAATATAGTTTTGATATTCATAATTAACTTCTGAGCGGCCTCTTGTAATATAGGAGTTATTAATATTTCCTAATAATGTATCAATACGATAACCAACTTTATCAGCAGTCATTTCACCTTCATAAATACCAACTGTAAAACCTTGTTCTGAAGCCGAAGCAGCCATCTTTAACATAGTATAAGTTTTACCTATACCTGTTCTAGCAGCAATAACCATGTTTTCATTTTCACGGTCAATACCACCAATTAACTTATCAACTTCTGGAAAACCAGTTGAAATATAACCTTTGCTCCAATCTTTAGTTTTTTCAACATAACGGTCATAACGTGATGTATCAGTAGTTAAATCGGTACAAGTCATAGCAGCACCTTGATGAATATTTTCTGTTGAATCCATAAAGTATTTAACAGCATCATCAATCTTATCTTGCTCTAATAACTTCTTAACCTGATTAAATCTTGTTGCTAAGTAGCTTTGGTTATAATCTTTATATAATTGGTCAAGCAAATATTCAATTGGCTCATTAACTTCCACAAAGTCAAAATCTGGGAAAGCATTAGCAAATGTTAACTTATCTGGAACCGTTTTATATAAGTCATAATGGTTCTTAATATAATTAAATTCAGCGCGGTAATTAAAGAAATAATCAGCTGATAGATTATTCAAAGTGACCAATGAAAAATCTTTATCTTGTAAAATTTTATTAATAAATTGTACTTGACTAATCATTATTTATTACCTCCTTGTGAACCTAAATTACGTTTATCTTTTCCATGAAGCTCAATATCAATAGATAAATTACAAACACGGCTTGCAACGCGATCACCTAATGCAACTTTAATTTCATTTGCATTTAAATTGGAAGTATAAATATTTGATTTACCAGCAGATGTTCTACCTTCGATCAAACTTAATAAATGATTTAACTCAAACTCAGTTCCTACTTTAGCTGCAATATCATCCCAAACAACTAAATCAGCAGTCATTATATTTTCTTTAATATATTCTGCATATGTGTTATGTGATGAAATGCCTTCTTTTAAAGCTAACAAAAATCTTGGAACACTAATAAATAAAGCCTTACAAGATAAATCTGCTTGTGGCCAAATTCTATTTAAATATGCTTCAATCATTCTAATGGCCCAACTTGATTTACCATTGCCACAAACACTTGAGTGTAAGAAAAGATTTTGACCTTCTGAAACAAAGGTATCAATATTTTGAGCTATTGAAGCTAACTTTGTAAACTCTTCAAAGTCTGTACCATCTTCGTCAATTTTCAAAACTAGATGCTTACGTTGCTGCCCTGATAATAAAGAAGCATTATATAAATATTCTAATTTATATCTACGTAAACAGACTGGAGCATTACAATCTTTATGATTACAATTATCGTATAAAAAACACTCCATAAAACTCCTCCCTTATTTTAAACCTGTGCTTCCTTGCCAACCCTCACCACGACTTGTTTTTTCTGTGTAAAATTCTTCTGGTGATAAATCCAAAATTTCTACAGGTTCAGTTGAAATTAAATGTGGAATAAACTGAATAGCTTTTTCACCACACTTAAGCACTTGATATGTATCAGAAGTATTAATTAAATGTAGATGCCACTCACCTTGATATGAGCAATCAATAACAGATGCGCCAAAAACAAGTTTTTTCTTTGTTGCAATACCAGACTTATTATTTGCAATTAAAGCAAGTTCTGGCCCAAATTTACTTCTAATACCACTTGGAATAATAGCATCTTGATGAGGTGCAATAATAATTTGTCCTTTATAAAAATAGCTTTTACCAAGTAGTCTTGGTGTTACATCTGATTCATCTAATACCTCAGGTGCCTCAAAATTTGGGTTTTTTGCTAAAAAGTCTTTCTTAAATTCATCAGTATTTTCTGGAATATAAATATCAATTCCAGCATTTTCACCGACTACTCTAACTGGATCTTTAACTTG